CTTTTAACTGTACATCAAATTGTACAAAAACTATAACCATAACTCAAGAATGATAGAATACGCACTAATAACAGATTTTAACTTTGCACAAATAAAAGAAGACTCAGCAAAAATAAATTCATACTTAGAAAGTCAAAAAATAGAGTTCGTACTAGATGAACCAAGACCCGATATCTATGAATTTGCAGCATGGAATATAGCAGATGTATATCTAACAAATAAAGCAATAACAACAAACGTAGGAAGAGAGTTGAATCCTATTCATCCAGACCACCCACATTTAGATAGATTAATTTTTCATAAAGTCTTAGCAAGTTATTTATTTCATAAAATAGACTATTTTGAAGACAAAGAATTAGTAGAAATTACAAACAAAGTTGGGTGGTTAATAGTTCTTAACAACGCATATGTATTATATGATTAATAAAGCACTCAGCATGATTTTAGTACTAGGATTACTTATCTGGAATCCTTACCCACTTCAAGTTTTAGAACTTAAAACATTCGACTGGCTAATGTTATCACAGCCACAAATTCAAAATGAAAACATACTTATAGTAGACTTAGATGAAGAGATAATAGAAGCCTATGGAGGATATCCTTTGCCGCGTTCTTTGTTTGCACAAATGATAGACAGAACAGAGGGCATTCCTGGATTTACTATATTGATGCCTGACCCCGATTTACGAAATAAAGATAATGATACTAAACTAGCAATGTCTTTATTAAATAAACCAACTGTGTTAGCTTATGTAGCTTCAACACAAGCAACTGAAAAAGGTGCTCATGTAGGTACTGCTCAGTTGGGGGAGGACCCAATACCATGGCTATTGAACTATCCAGGAATTTTAAGACAACTACCGATTATACAAGTAAACGCAGAGGGCGTAGGATTAATAAACTCCGCACCAGAAGTAGACGGCGTCGTCAGGCGTATGCCCGTAGTCGTCGCAAGTAATGATAAAATATTCCCTTCTTTTAGTTTAGAAATGCTAAGACTTGCAGTTGGCGACCCTAGTTATCAAATTAAGACTAATGAAGCAGGAGTGGAGTGGTTAAGAATACCAAATTATCCACTTATAAATACAGACTCAAATGGAAGAATATGGATTAATACAAATATAAATTTTCATAAACAAACTGCAGAAGAATATATGACAGACCCCATACCTGCACCTTTTGTAATTTTTGGAGTTACAGCAGAAGGAGTAGTTAATCCCGTTCCTACAGCAGGAGGAGCAAAATATCCTCATGAAATACAAGCAAACATTTTACATAACCTTATAGAAGGTACGGCACCATCAATTCCCAACTGGAGCAGTGGAGCAGAGCTGGGAGCTGCAGTCTTGGCTTTGCTTACACTTTTACTTACAGCAAGTAGAATATATTTAAGCATACCTGCTCTAGTTATAGTTATAGGAGGTTCCTTATATGGAGCCTTGTATGCTTTTCAATCTTCTTATTTATTTGACGTTTCTGGAATTATTTTAGTCTCGTTTTTATTCTGGAGTATTGAAAGTTTTCGTAATTTTGCAAAGACCTATTTCGAGAAATTACAAATTAAACGACAATTCGGGACATACGTTAGTCCTGACTTAGTAAAAAAATTACAAGATAATCCAAAATTGCTGAGATTGGGTGGGGCAACAAAACGACTTACTTTTCTTTTTTCAGATATTCGAGGATTCACTCCCATCTCTGAAAAATACCAAAAAAATCCACAAGGACTTACAACTCTGATTAATCGTTTTTTAGATAATCAGACTAAGATAATTTTAAAGCATGGAGGCACTATAGATAAATATATGGGTGACTGCATTATGGCTTTTTGGAACGCACCATTAGATTGTGAAGAACAAGAAAGAAAAGCCACAGAATGCGTACTAGAGATGCGCATAGAGTTGGAGAAACTAAATGAAAGATTCACAGAAGAAGGCTTGGATACGATTAATACAGGAGCGGGAATCAATACAGGATTATGCGTGGTTGGAAATTTCGGTTCCAGTAATCGTTTTGATTATAGTGTCCTTGGCGATAGCGTCAATCTTGCCGCAAGGTTAGAAAGTCAATGCAAGAATTATGATGTAGATTTAATTATATCAGAATATAGTTTAGTTGATGGGTACGATTACGAACAATTAGATGAAATAATTGTTAAAGGCAAGAGTGAACCCGTTAAAATCTATACCATACGAAAATAGGTCTTGACAATTTTGCTCAGTTTTGATATAATTAGAAACATAAGAAGAAAAATCTTCAGGAAAAACAAGGGAATAGACATGGACGCCGAACAAGTAGCTGCAGAGTTAGTAAAACATGAAGCCGTATGCGCAGAGAGATGGAAAACTGCGTTTAACAGGTTTGATTCAATAGACCAACAAGTCAGCAGAATAGAAACTATACTTATTGGAGCTGCAGGAGCAATAATTGCAGGCGGCTGTGGTGTACTATGGACTATACTATCCATGCACCCGTAGGAGAAAATATGGAATCAGAATACAGTACAAAAGATATGAAAGCCGAAGTTAAAAAAGAAGAACTTCCCATTTATCAAAAAAGACAGCATTGGTGTTTTAAAGTAGATGGACAACTTTACAAACTGCCTTCAAAAGCTGAAGCAGAGAAAAAGTACAAAGAACTTACTAAATGAACTCTTTTCAAAACGCCTTTCACAAAGCTTTAGAAGAAACACAAAGCGAAACCAAACTAGCAAAAACAATTAAACATTCATTAGGAAAAAAATGGAAAAGAAAAAGAGTCACGAAGAACGTTGGAAAATCTGTCAAACCTGTCCGCACTTAAATAAGAAGTGGAAGTTTTGTAAGATTTGTTTATGTTTTATGCCCCTCAAAACTAAACTTAGGTGGGCAGAGTGTCCTGACGAGCCTCCTCGCTGGACTTAGGAGAATGTTATGCCTTATCACTCAGGTAAGAAAAAGAAAAAGAAAAAAAGCAAAAAGGGGAAAAAATAATGCCAATGCACAGAAAAAAGAAAATGGGCGGCAAGAAGAAAGGTGGAATGAAACCTTGTCTTACTGCTAAACAAAAGAAGTTACCAAAAGCACTCCAAGCAGCTATTCGGAAAAAGAATAGACCTTGTAGATAGTGCCAGTAAGAAAAGTCAAAGGCGGTTATCGTTGGGGTAAATCTGGAAAGATTTACAAAACAAGAAAAGCCGCTGAACGACAAGGAAGAGCAATATACGCATCAGGCTATGGCAAAACATCGAAAAAGAGACCCAAGAAAAGGAACAGGTAAAAAACCAAAAGGTTCTGGAAGACGATTATATACTGACGAAAATCCAAAAGATACCGTTAGAATTAAGTTTGCTACTATGAAAGATGCGAGAGCAACTGTACGAAAAGTTAAAAGAGTTCGTAAAAGTTATGCAAGAAAAATACAGATACTAACTGTAGGGGAACAACGAGCAAGAGTGATGGGTAAGAAAACTGTCGCATCAATCTTCAAGTCTGCGAAAGCAGGATTAAGGAAAGCACACAATGCCAAGACACGCAAGAAAAAGAGGACGAAGAAAGGCCGCTAAAAAGAGACCTTTACCTACAAATCCAACTCTTTATGCTAGAGTAAAAGCTGAGGCAAAGAGAAAATTTAAGGTATACCCTTCCGCATATGCAAATGGGTGGTTAGTAAGAACTTATAAAAAACGAGGCGGACGTTTTAGAATGGGAGTAAAGAAAAGATGATTGAGTGGTTAAAAGTAAAATTTTTACAACTTTGCAACATTGTTTCAGGTAAAGACAGAAACTGGGACGGCACAGTAGACATCAAAGATAAAATGATGGACGCTGAAGATAAAGCCAAAGGATAATGCCTGGACACAGTGGTGGATTAACCAAGTGGTTTAAAGAAGGTTGGGTAGATATTTCTCGTCCTAGAAAAGGTGGAGGATATGCCCCTTGCGGAAGAAAGTCTGCAAGAAAAAGCAAAAGAGGATATCCTAAATGCGTGCCTGCAAGTAAAGCTGTACGAATGACCAAAGCACAAATAAGGTCAGCAGTCAGAAGAAAAAGAGCTGCAGGAAACCCTGGAGGTAAACCTAGAAATGTTTCTACTTTTGTAAAAAGAAAGAAGAAGAAAACAACCAGGAGACGTAGAAGGTAATCCTACATAGGAGCCTATGAAAGAAGACTTATTAAGAGAAGTACTTAGTGTTGTCTCTATGTCAATAAGACTAAAGAGAACACTACAGGATAAAATTCTTTGGAGTAAACAACTTCGTGAGTTACTACACCTCCCAGAAAACGAGATGAATAATAATATCGTAAAAGAGTACTTGAAAAATGGCACGACATACTAAAAAAGACATATATAAAACTGCTGGAGCTGCTCGAAAAAGAGCTAGGCAGTTAGGACTAAAAGGCATACACTCTCATGGAAGAGGTTCTAAGAAGATTTATATGCCAGGTAGCACTCATAAGGCTTATGAGAACGCTAAAAGGAGAAAAAAGAATGGCTAGACAAGGCGGTTTTTTAAGCGGACCGAGTACACATAATACTCAAAAAATCCGTAAACACGTTCTCAAAAGAGGACTTACAAGAGATATGAATGCGGCAGCAGGAGCTTTAGTTAACACTAAAAACCCAAACGGTATAGAAGCATTTAGATATGCAGCTACTCCAAAAGCTATAGGACCAAGATTTGGTAAAACAATGAATCCACCTAGAGCTAAATTTCCTACAAGGAGAAGGAGAAGATAGATATTTTAAATAACTTTCATACTTTAATGAAAGCAGGAAGACTTAATAAAGTTGTAAAAGCAGTAGGACTAAATAATGGCACTAACAAAAGGAGAAAAAGCAAGGCTAAGAAGAGTAGGATTAACAAGCCTTAATAAACCAAAAAGAACTCCTAAACATAAAACTAAAAAAGCTGTTGTAGCCACTAGAGTTAATGGTAAAGTAAAAATTATTCGCTTTGGAGCGCAAGGCATGGGACATAATTATAGTCCTGAAGCACGAAGAAGCTTCAAAGCGAGACATAGAAAAAATATTGCGAAAGGTAAGTCTTCCGCAGCCTGGTGGGCAAATAAAGTATTCTGGTCTGGAAAAGGCGGAAGCACAAAAAGACCACCAAAATCACAAAAAAGAAAATTCGGATTATAATATGAACACACCAAAAGTTATTGATAGAAGAGTCGCATGGCTTGATGCTGTATCTATAGATGTAGTTGATGTACTTGCAAAACTAACACATAGAAAACTTAATGGTGTAGAACTTACAAAACACGAAGAAAGCATGAGTGAGTTATGTAGTGGATATTTATATCTGCTAAAACTTGCAAAAGAACACGGATTATTTGACTCCGACGACCCCTTTAACTTATTTGACAAAGAGACCCTACATTGATTGAAATTAGCCGTTCAGATATAGTCCCCGACTATTTGATGAACTACGAGACAGAAGATAGATTTATCAAGCTACCTATTGAAGGGTATCTCGACTTATTAGGCATAGAGCCTAACACCTCCCAAACTGCATTAATCAATGCAATCAATAATACTAAATATCGTTTTGTCTGTGCAGCTGTCGCTCGTCGTCAGGGCAAAACTTATATATCAAATATAATAGGACAACTTATTTGTTTAGTACCTAATAGTCATGTATTACTTATGTCGCCTAACTACTCTTTATCACAAATATCATTTGACTTACAGAGAAATCTCATAAAGCATTTTGATTTAGAAGTTACAAGAGATAATGCAAAAGACAAAGTAATAGAACTATCAAATCAATCTACAATAAGAATGGGTTCAATCAATCAGGTTGATTCAGTAGTTGGTAGAAGTTATGATTTAATTATCTTTGATGAGGCAGCATTAACAGATGGCAGAGATGCTTTCAATGTAGCACTCAGACCTACACTAGATAAAGAAAACTCAAAAGCAATATTTATATCTACACCAAGAGGTAGAAATAATTATTTTGCAGAGTTTTACTATAGAGGTTGGAGCGAGGAGTTTCCTGAGTGGGCAAGTATAAAAGCTACTTATCATGAAAACCCTCGTGTATCAGAAGCAGATATTATAGAAGCAAAAAAGACAATGTCAGATGCAGAGTTCAATCAAGAGTATATGGCAGACTTTAATGTCTTTGAAGGTCAAATATGGACTTTCAATCATGAACAATGCACTGCAGATTTATCTGAGTTTGATACTAGCAAGATGGACGTGTTTGCAGGACTTGATGTTGGTTACAAAGACCCAACAGCTTTCTGCGTTATAGCTTATGATTGGGACGAAGAAAAATATCATGTGTTAGATGAATACTTAGACTCAGAAAGAACTACAGAACAACACGCAGTACAAATACAAAAACTAATAGAAAAATGGGATATTGACTACATTTATATAGATTCCGCAGCTCAACAAACAAGATATGACTTTGCACAAAACTATGATATTAGTACTATCAATGCAAAGAAATCTGTACTTGATGGAATAGGTCATGTAGCTGGCATAGTCGATAATGATAGTCTTATAGTTAATCAAACTTGCAAAGAAGTTATGATATCCTTAGACCAATATCAATGGGACCCAAACCCTAATTTAATGAAAGAGAGACCAAAACATGATATGTCATCTCATATGGCAGATGCTTTACGATACGCGCTTTATTCATTTGAAACTAGTGTCACCTCGTTTTAGATGTACCTGTTAAAAATTGTACTTGACATATGGTGGGGCTTTTTGGTATAATTCTAATTAAGAGTATAAATATGAATTTAAAAAGAGATTTAGTTAAATATGTGAGAGATAAAGCTAAATCCAAATACAAAAAATCAAGTGCTTGTTACATATGTGGAAGTACTGAACAGTTAGATTTTCATCATTTTTATGGACTCACCGAATTACTAGAAACTTGGATAAAAGAGAAGAATATAATTATAGAAACCGAACAAGACATACTAGAACTCCGTGAATCCTTCATTGATGAAAATAAAGCTAAGTTATATGAATATACTGTAACTCTGTGTCACAAACATCATCTGAGACTTCACTCAATTTATGGAAAGCGACCCAAACTGATTACAGCAGAGAAACAAAAAAATTGGGTCGAGATACAGAGAGAAAAACAATATGGCATGGTATGATAGAATTTTAGGGATACAGCGAGAAGAAAAACTAAATCCTGCACAATATGTTATTTCCAGAAATGAAGGAATGACGATTGATTCTAGAGAACCAACTATAAGTTATAGAAATGCTTATGAGCAGCTAGAAATTGTAAACCGTGCTGTCAACATGATAGTTGACGATGTAGCAGAAATTCCATATACGATAGGACAACAAAACCCAGGAACAACAAATATAATTAAAAATATAAGAAGGTCAAAAGTAGACTTACTTATAAATAGAGAACCAAACCCATTTCAAGATGTAAGTACATTTAAAAGAAACTTAATAATTGACTTACTAATAGATGGTAATATTTTTATATACTTTGATGGTGCTCATTTATATCACTTACCTGCAGATAAAGTGACAATATATAGTGATACGAATACCTACATTGAAAGATATGAATTTGATAATAGTATAGAGTATAGCACAAAAGAAATTATACATATCAAAGAAAATAGTTTTAACTCTATATATCGTGGAGTTCCAAGATTAAAACCTGCACTTAGAACTATGCAACTTCTTGTAAACATGAGAAACTTTCAAGATAACTTTTTCAAGAACGGAGCAGTTCCAGGATTAGTATTGAAAAGTCCAAACACTCTTTCTGAAAAAATAAAAGAAAGAATGTTACAAGCATGGGTTGCAAGATATAATCCACAATCAGGAGGCAGAAGACCTTTATTTTTAGACGGTGGGTTAGAAGTTGAAAACTTAACAGAA